AATATCAAAGAACGAGCAAGACAAACTAACAAAATTCGTGAAAATACCATTTTGCGTAGTTTGGAAGATAGAGAGGACAAAGAAGATAAATGAAAACATTGGAACTATTTGCAGGAAGTAGAAGTTTTACAAAAGTTGCACAAAAACACGGATTTAAAACATACACAACAGATAATCAAGATTTCGACGAGATAAATCAAGTGTGTGATATATTTGATTTTGATATTGATAAAGCTATTGAATCACTTGGTGGAAAACCAAATGTGATATGGGCAAGTCCACCCTGCACTACATTCTCCATTGCAAGTTGTTATTATCATTGGAACAAAGACAGAACACCAAAAACCGAAAGATGTAAAGAAGGAATTAAGATTATACAAAAAACTATTGAAATTATCAAAGAAGTAAAACCAATGTTTTATTTTATAGAAAATCCAAGAGGGTTATTAAGAAAGCAAGATATGATGAATGAGTTGCCAAGACATACTATCACATATTGTTCTTATGGAGATATGAGAATGAAGCCAACAGACATCTGGACTAATTTAAAATGGAAACCAAAACCTATGTGCAAAAACGGAAATAGGGAATGTCATCATCAACCTGCACCAAGAGGTAGTAGCACTGGTACGCAAGGATTAAAAGGATCATACGAAAGAAGCAAAATTCCACCAGATTTATTTGAAGAATTGTTCCAACAAATGGGTAACGCACAATTAAATGCTTTATTACAACTATTTGTTGAGGAAAATAGCAATAACGCTAAATAACGCATTATTTGGGGTGTTCATACCACTTTGTTCTATCTCGCTTATGATATGCTATCGAGAGTGCTTTTATGACTATGTAGGGGTATTTTAAGAAGAAAAATTTCTTATAATTGTTCTTCAATGTTGATTTCAACACGATACACATTATAAGCCGTTTCTGATACTGGTAATTTATTATTTACAAAGCGAACTAAGAAGTTTTTATCGGTATCTGCTCCATCACCTGCAAATCCATCTTCACTATATCCAAATGCAGTCTTTTGTCCTTTTACTAAATCAAACAAATCAACCAGTTTATCTTTGTTTGCCTCACTTATATTTTCATAAACAAGTTTTCTTTTTTTGCGTTCTGTTTCGTGATTAGCAAAAGTGTATGTTTCGCCACCTAATGATTTCTTAACTCTTATTCCATCGTATGCTTTTGATACATCTGTTCCAATGTTCGGATTCTGATCTGGAGAATAAGTTCCAGAATTAGTTCCTGTTGCGTCTGTTGCGAATTTTACTGTTGTGATAGCCATAATAAAATTTAATCCTTTTTATATTTCTCTCAAAGATACTTTTAAACTTCCTGGACTTCTTGTTAATCCAGTTACTATAAACTTCTTACCATTGAATGATTCACCAAATGGTTCTACAATCATATCGGTATGGTCAAACGCACATATATCTCCAACTTCCATTAAGTAAAAGTAAGAACTGCCACCAGAGCTACCTGGATTTATTATTTCTGTGTCAATCAACAATTTTGGATTTCCTTCAATCGCATTATAATAATTAGCATAGCCATCATTTTTATTTCCAGAACCCATATTCCCATTAGCAGAACCAATTCCTCCTATTATCATCTCCAATTCTTCTGTTGCAATATTTTCATCACTTTGTACATTATAATCTGTTCTTGGATTGTTAGTTGTATCTGTAAATGTTTTTTCAAATAATAGTTCATCATTGATAGGATTGCGTTGATACTTAATAACTCTTTTGGTAATTAAATTGTCAAAAGCTGTTAATGATATATTCGTATTCATAATATCGCTTTTGCTTATAGTGTGGTCTGTTGCTGGAGTATCTACCAAATAAATATATTGTGGACTACCATCACTGGCTTTAAATCTAAATATAAATCCACCTTCTTTTTGACATTGTTCTAATATCTTTAATAACTCTTTTTGCTTATGTAAATAATAAAAAACATTCCAAGAACTTCTTGCAGTGTTTAATGCAGTATAATTTTCTGGCTCTTCTGTAATACCTGCATATCGATAAATTAAATCTCTGTGCATTTGTACAACATTGGTAGCTACATTTCCAGAGTTCCAAGACTGGTCAAATCCGTCTGTACCAGTGTATAATTTTTTAATTCCAGTAACTGCACTTGAGTTAGCAAGATTGTCTGTATCTGTTATTTTTGTAGTTATCTCAAAATAAAAATCAAAAGCATCTATGGTAACACTACCTGCTGATTCGCTATTATCTTGAACTTGATGATTTATTACAAATTGTATTTCAATGCTGTCTGGTATTTGTCCATTAGCATTGGAAAATGTTCCAGTACTTAATAAATCTATTGAGGGATCATAAGCAGCAGTTCTGTTTCCAGTTTCGTTGGTGATAAGAACAGTGTTACTTAGTCCTCCGTAAGTTGCTTTTATCTTTAATTGTGATGTAATACTTCCACCAGGTAGTTCATTGTGGCTAGAAACTCCCCACTTTACATATAATTTACATTCTTGAATTTCGTGTTCTTCTTTACCTATGTCATTAATACCATAAATAAATTCATCTTCTCCATCTCCTATAGGTGAAGTAAATGACCAAGTAGAAGAAGAGCTCCCATTTATATCGTAAAAGTTAGATACATTTGTAGGTAAACCAACAGAAGGATTTGTTACATTTATATCTTGTATTGGACGAAGAAGATATGCTCTGTGTAAGTCTAAGTCTGTAAATAATATATTTTTATTAGAATCTGTTACTCCCTCGTAATCGTTTGTGCTTGCATTTTGTTGATCGTCTAATGCTGTAAATATTGGATTACCGTCAGTATGAAATAAATCTTTAATTGGATAATGAAGTCTACCATCTCCAGTAATAGCTTGATGTGCTAAGCAATTATATCTACCATTGTTCAGAGTGTCTACCATCACTGGAAAAACTCTTACCGAGTCATATTGAGCAAAAGCAGGGGAAGCTACCGTAGAGCTAAGGGGAGTTCCAGTTCCATAAAGTATAGGAAAAAAATTACCAGCAAGACTTGTATATTCAGGAATCTTTAAAAAGTCTATCGGTGTTCTTGCTGATATTTCTATACTTACAACATCTTGATTTTGCAATTTGACAGACTTTAATCTACCAGTGTAAATAGTGTTTGTATATCCTCCAACCCTCGACTGAACAACAACATCTCTGTTTATATATTTTCTTGTGCCACCATAAATTTCTTCTGCTAAGGTATTGCTATGATTAGACAAATCACCATTAACACAATTAATGCTTATATTTCCAACTTTAGAGGAAGATTCTACTAAATCTATACTTTCTCTTATGGAGGGAAAAGATGTAATCAATGAATGATATTTGTCGTTGGATATTACACCAGGAACAACTTCTGCTGTACCTAATCTGATAAATTCGGTAGCAGAAGAACCAGAGCTGTAAGTATCATTTCGTAATTCAAAAATCCACTCTTCTTTGATACTGCTACCTAAAGCACCATTATAATCATCATTTCCAGTTAAAGGCATTACGCAAGATTTCTCCTAATTGAGTTTTCTATCTCTGGTAGTAAGCTATCTCTTACAAATTCTTGTGTGCCAATAACATTACCCATAATATTTACAGTTACTCCAGTACCACCACCTGCGTCACCAAAGTCTGGACTTGATAGAGGTGTAATGTCTACTCGTTCTCTACCACCAGCGTTATCTCCAACTTTAATAAATTGCTCTCCACCAGTAACAAAAGAACCACCACGAGCAAATGCTGGAGCTTGTTGTTTACTTACTAATGCTATCTGTGCAGCAGAAGAAGCCATCAAAGCAGCCATTGTTAATTTTGCTCTAATTTTTGCAGTAGGATCAAATATACTTGCAGCAAGTCCACTTACCATTAATTGATTTCTTGCTGTAATAGTATCAACAATAATTTTTAGAATACTCATTTTCTTTTGCATTTCAAATATTCTTTGTTGTTCTTTTGCGAATTTAGCACGAATATCATCTTCCATTGTTTGTCTTTGCTCCATAGAAGCATTTCTAAACTTATTAGTTTTTCTTAGTGCTTTTAGTTCATTACTTACTCGTTGGTCTAAATTTTGTTTTTGCAAAGATAATATTTTTCCAAAGCCATCTTGGAATAGCTCAACTCTGGCAGTCATAGCTTCTTTTTCTTCGCTTGTTAATGAAAAGCGTTCTCTTAATTTATCAAGTAGACTTTGTTCTTCGTTGTTTTGCTTTTTCTTTGAATCTACAGATTTTTCTTCCAAGCCTGCAATTTTTGCTAATAAAGCTGCATACTGTATAGCTTGTTCTTGTGTTATTAATCCTGCTGCTACTAATTTTTGTGCTGCTGCCAACTCATCTTCTTTGGCGTGTATTTCATCTAAACTATTTTTTAGAATTTCTCTTTGTACGGCAGCGTGTGCTAATGCTTGTATATTTGTCATTTCTCCAGTTCTAAAGATTTTTGCTAATGCTTTTATCTGCTGTGCGTAAGTCATATTAATAAGTTTTTCTTGATCTGCTTGGCTAAATCCAGCATCTACTAATTTTTGTTGCATTGATGCTAATTCTGTTTGAATCCGTTCTTGTTCAGCCATTCTGTCTTCAACAGTTTTTTGGGCAGCGTCTATATCTGTTACTATACCCTTTTCGTCCATTTTTAATTTCAAATATTTCGCTTGTGAAAGCTCTAATTTTGAAGTTTCAACGCCCATATCTTGCAAATGTCTAATTGAAGTTTCAAAAGGAGTTTCACTTGCTTGTTTTATGGACTCTCCCATAGTTTGAAATGCTGAAGTCAAGGTAGAAACAATGCCCTTCATCTGAATAAAATCTCCAATAGCAGCTTTCATTCTTGTAAATGCGTCTGCCATATTAGAAACCATACCAGTTAATGTTCTGGATAATGCGTCAGTTGCACCTGCAATACCAACAGACGGATCAAGCAATGTTTCTTCTAATGCTTTTCTAAATTGTGGTAATGTCAATGTAGATAAATCTTCGATACCTTTTGTATCACGAATAAGTTGCAATATACCTCTTTCACGAAGTATGTCTGCTGCACCAGCACCACCAGCAAAAGCTCTACCAAGAGCTGACGCTGCTTCAGTTGCAGTAGTTCCCATAAACGCTGCTAAGTCAGCAGTAGGTTTAATCATCTCTTCTGCATTAGTACCAAATGCTTTTAACGCTGCACCAGCTTCAACAACATCTGTTAATGTAAATGGGGTGGTTGCTGCTATTTTGTTAAATTCTCTAAATGCTTTTTCTCCAGCTTTAACAGAACCAAACATAGCATTAAGTCTTACTTGAACAGCTTCAAATTGCATTGATGTTTGAATAGAGTTTCTGATACCTGCTGCCATACTACCAAACATAAATGTTACAAGAAGAAGTTTATTTCTCAATGCTCCAATTCTTCTTTGCAATCCTGCAGTAGAAATACGCATTCTATCGTTAGCTAAAATATTCTTTTTTAATTGAATTTCTAATTGCTTATTACGCATTCTTAATTGTCTTAACTGCTCTTTGAGTTTTGCAACTTGTGTAGAATTTTTCATCATAGCAAAGCTATGTTTTTCTTGAGCCATTAATAATTTTTTGGTAGCAGTAACTGCTTTTAGATTTGCGTTGTTAAATTTTCGTTGAGCTGCAGAAACTTTATTTTGTTCTTTTGCAATAGCTTTAAGAGCTATGATTAAATCTTCATCTCCCTTTGTATCAAACTCTAATTGTATTTTTAAATTTTTAGCCATCTTTTAATTTATTATAATGTTCTGATTGTACATAATTTAACATTTTTTCTATAACATTGCACTTATCAATCCATTTTTTTGGTTGATTTCCGTA